CAGGTATAGCTGAAGGTATAGAAACCACTGAAGCTAGAAAAGAAAAAGAATTAGCTCAAGCAAAACTTGATGCTCAGTACGATGAAGGTATGAGACTTAAAAAAGTAGGTATGCTTGCTAAGTACGCAAGTAAACATGGCTCTAGTTTTACTGGTGGTGATTATCAAACAGCTTCTGCTGGTAGCAATAAAGTATCTTTAAAAAGTTCAAACCATTACATTAATTTATTATCTTCGTTAGATATTAAAGACGAATTAATAACTCAAGCAGCAGGGTATGGACCTAGAAATTTAAAAATGATTACTGAAAGATTTCAAAAAACTCAAGCCAAACATCAAGAACTTTATGGTAAAAATTCTGAGATGCCTACACAGTTATATAATGATGCATTAGAATCTCTTATTATTACACAACGTAAAAACCCTATCTTTGATATAACTAAATACGAAGAGTTGTTTGATGTTAAACTTACTGATGTAGAGGCACTTATGCTTACTCCTCAAAGTAATAAATACCCTGATATTACATTTGCACCAAATAGTTTATACCTCGAAGGAAAATCAACTCAAGCAGAGCTTTCTATAGTAGATAAACGTGGGGTACAATTTATACAAGGCCGGGCTACTCAAGAAATGTCTGCATTAAATAAAAGAGCTTCTGAAATCTTAAAGATAAGTGAGCAAACAGAAGGTAACTTATCTGATGTTATTCAGGCAGAAAAAACTTGGATAAATAATCGTATAGCTGAAGTTAATGAAGCTCTAACTGATAATAAAGATGGTAACTTTGCACCTCTTGCTTTCTTATACGGAAACAATTTCATGCAAGAAATTATAAAGTATGACCCTAAGCTACAAAATGCACCACTTAATCCAGCCTTTACAACACAAAGAGATACTACTATTTCTGTACCTAACAGAGAGGTTGCTCGGATACTTGTAGATTCAGGTATAATAGTTCCACCTGCAATACTTTATGATGTTTCAACAAACAGTACTATTCCAGTCAGTATGCTAGTAGAGGTGCCTTAATTTGGAAAATTTATTGGTTCAAGAGCCTCTCTTCCCTCAAAAAATAATTAAACCTAGACCGCCTAATGAACAAGAGCCTTTGTATGTACAGCCAAAGATTCTTGATGATCCGATTGGCGGTGTCTTAGACCCAGACAGGATTGTTAAGACTGAGGATAATGATTATATAGACCTTAATGCTGTACTAAAAGAGTACGGTGCTGTTGAAGGCAATCTTAGTGCAGCGGAGTTGACTAAAGAACAGATCATTGCTGACCCAAGGTTAATGAAAGTTCTTCGTACAAGTCTTTCTGCTCGTAATCAAACAGGCATTGGTCGTGACATATATAAAGGTGCTACTTGGATTGCTGGTGGTAAGACACCGGGTGGTAGAGATTACTCTACTATGGATGCAGAAAAAGTTTTTGAGACTTGGCAAGAATACCAACGTTCTTTTGCTGGTGGTCAAAGCGTAACTACAGCTAACGAAGTTGTCTTTGGTTTGTCTGCAGGTAAAGATACTCAAAGAAAACTTGGTGCAGGTTATATGCTTTTTGATAGCATGGGTAATGCCTTTACTGGTAATGGAACTCTGTCTGAGATGGCTGATGCCACATGGGATTACACTAAGAATGCAGTGCATGATCCTATGACTCTTGGTGCATTTGGTATAGGCAAGATACTTACCTTTGGTGCAACTAAAACAAGTGGCCTTTTGCTACGCAATGCAATGATGGCACAGTTTCAGAACTACCTTAAGAGTGGTATGACTGCAACCGCAGCAAGGAAAGCTGTAGCTATTACAGTAGCCAAGGCTGCACCTGTAACTATAGCTGATGCTGCTATCAACATGGGTGTTGATGTTGGTTATCAGATGCAATTAATAGATACTAATGTCCAAGAAGAATACAGTAAGGCACAGACAGCTTTAGCTGCTGCTGGTGCTATGGTAATACCAGCTTTGTATTTCGGTGGTTTAGGTGTAAAAGAATTGCGTAAGTCTGATGCTTTAAAGGATACATTTATTGGGTATAAAGAAATAGACAAAGTTGCCTTAGATTTAGGTGCTGATGCTGCTACACAAGCCTCCCGCGCAAGGGCTTTAAAAAAGAAAGATGTATTAATAAATTACACAGACGATAACTTTGGCCTTATTAAAGGAGACCCTAAACAATTTTTAAATTGGAAAGATGTTAAGGATGAATCTGAGTTAGGCATAGAATTTAGATCAGAAGAAACTTCAGACATTAATCTTGTTGATGCTTTTTATAAACGTTTTTGGTTTGGTGATATTGACCAAGGTAAGAAGGGTTACTACGAAGCCTTAAAAGATGCAGGGTTTGTAGTACATAAATCTATGCTAGAAGAAAACAAAATAACAGGTGTGTATGGTCAAGCTATAACTATGCTACCAGAAGACACTGTTAAAAACATGGTGTTAAACTTTGAAAAATCTACTGGTAAAAGTCTTGGGATAGGTTACACACCCCGCTCTGTATCAGAACACTTTATAAATAAAACAAGTGCTGGTGGTAAACTCTTGTGGACACCCTCTGAGATATCTCGTTTAGATAACTTAGGGTTAGACGCAAAAGAATTAGTTGAAGAGCTTGCAGGTAGAAGGGTTAAAGAAGCTGATAAACCTAAGTACCAACAGTTTGGTTTGTCTGTTTATAAACGGCTACTCACTTCACACTTAGCTACAACAGGAGCTAACATAAAAGGTTTTGTTTCTTTGGTTAGTTTAAACACTGTTGCCGATGTGTTTACTTCTGCTGCTAACTTTAGTCAGGGTGCTTTTTATAAGTACGCTAAAGGTGATCTTGACAAAGCTCAACAGGCTTACAACAGAGGCTATGGCTCTATACTTGGTGCTGTACGTAGGGGGGCTGATGCAGTCTCACCAGAACTTTCTATGGAGTATGCAAAAACAATACTAGAGTTTAATCCTAAAGAAATGGAGAAAATCTTTCGTGATATAGCGGGTGATGGTGGTGCTAATGATAACTTAAAACTTTTTAATTTGGATGCTAAAGGTAGAGTAGATTCCCAAGGAAAGATAATAAACCCTAAAGCAACATTGGACCCTAAAGGTTTAGCATATAAGACAGTTAAAACTTTAGACGCTACAACTAAAGGCGCACAAACACTTACTATGGTAAGGTTACAGGATGAGATAACTAAGACTTGGGCATTTGGTACTAACGTAAACCAAGCTATCATGAGGGCTTACGGTAAGACACCACAAGCTTTCTTTGCTGATCCTACTGAAGCTGGATTAGAGATGGCATCAGATAAGTTTAAAAAAGAAGTTCTTGAAAAGGCTACCTTTAGAACACTAAGGGAGACAGCTTCTGTTAATTGGTCAACACTACCTGCTAACAATGCGTTTAGAGCTATAGCAGCTAATGTTGAATGGCTTACAAATACAACAGTGGCAGGTTATGTAGTTCCTTTTGGCAGTTTTCTTAACACTACCATAGCTACAATGGCTGATCTTACAGGTATAAATGCAGCAAGATTTTTTACCTACAAAATTACAGGTAAACAACTAGACTTTGCAACCCAAGAAGGTGCTGAAGCTTTTGGAAAAATGGCTGCAGGTTGGTCTGCTATTGCTATAGGTGTGCCGCAAGCCAGAGAAAAAATTGCAGAAGGACTTGCATGGAATCAAGATAGAAATGAAGATGGTTCTATTAATGACCGTACTTTTGAATGGCCTAACTCTACCATAAGAGTCATGCAACAAATCTTTGCTCATGGTCTTGGAGAGAGTAATGATATTAAAGACTTTAAATATTCAGAAGTACCTGAAGATTTACTTGAGGTTCTAGCTGATCAGGTCGGGGGTCAATCTGTACGTGATGTAGATGGGTTTACACGAACTTTAAAAGCATGGGGCCAAGAGGTTATTGACTCTCAAAGTATACCTGAAGCACTAGGAGATTTTTTTGGGCCACCTCTAGCAAAAGTTTTACAAGGCGCAACACGTCCACTTGATATGCCTAACCAAGTGTACGGACTACTGACTGACTCTAACATGGCACCTGATCTAAAACAGGGCGGTCAAACATATAACAGTGCATTAAAGTATGTAAATAATTTGTTTGATACTGTTGATGGTTTACCACGTAAGGCTACTGCTACCCGTGGATACAATAAACCTGTTGATATAGGTAAACAAATATTAGCAGAAAGAAGATCGCCTGAACCTACGCCGATAGAAATTATGTTAAATTCTGCAGGTAAAAGTTCTTGGAAAGCAATATCATTTAGTGGTCCACCAGTAATAAAAAACCAAATGAACGCTATGGTTGAACCCTATTTAAATAGCTCTGCTGTCAGATACTTAAGAAAAAACCCAACTTATTTTAGAATGTCTTTAGCAGATAAAGAAAAAGTAATATCTGAAATTGTAGGTGACGCTAGAAAACAAGTACTTGCTGTATTTAAAACTGGTGCAGTACCTAAAAGTTTAGAGATGGTACGTGTTCTTTCTAGTAGAGACAAAAAAGAAACCCAAAGAGTCATGAACTATCTGGGTGTAGAAGGTAACATTGAAGACCTTCTTAAGCAAGATGATGGGTTAATTATCTTACAAAAAATTAAAGCTTTGTCCGACAACTATGATAAAATATTCTATGGTGATCTTGGCCTAGACTAATCACCCTCATCATCTAACATAAAGTCTGCCCACTCATATGATGAACGTCTTACCTCAGACATATTCAAAGCCCCTCTACTACCTGAAAGTATTCCAGCAAGAGCTTGTCCTGCTAGATACCTTCGGGCGGTGAGGGGTTTAACCATGTTTGGGTTACGCTTCTTACGAGTGTAACTCTTAGCTTCAGTCTCAAGTGATGTTGGCTTGTTCATGCTCTGTTATTTTCTTTAAGTTTTTAAAGTACTCAGAGTTGAATCCAAACTCCCAGTCCTTGTTAGGCCTTGTGTCAATCTTGTAGGGATTGCCTAGCTTTCCGTACTTAAAGGCTTCCCTACCTTGATCAAATGGTTTCACTTATGTATCTCCTTCATAGCTTCCCGCATCCTCTGCATGTACCAATCAGCTTTGTCCATGTCTTCAACAGGTTTGTTCTTGTACTTGTGACGGTGTTGATACTTAATCATGTTACCCTGACAGTACGCAATAAACCCTGCAGTACCTAGTACCTGCTTGATATAGTCAATGCATTCTATCTCACCTATGTTGTAATGTAAAGGCTTAGTTACAGGATCAAACGAAAGGTTATCATCTGGTAAGTTCCACTTAGTCATAGTTGTATTAACTTTCTGTGTCTATATTAAAAGGTAATGAAAAGCATTGGCTTACTGCCTTGGCACTATCATTTGGTCTTGACTTGTATAAGCGTAGCATATCATGCTCTCGCCATGATTGGCAAGACTCTTCTGTTTTAAACGCCATGTTGGGGGCGTGTATTGAAAAAGAACTCTTTATATTTACAGGATTAGTAAGTGTTATTGCTACTATATAAACCCATATCATTTTGTTTTCCTTTACTTTTTTAAATGTCCTTCCAAGTAAAGTTTAGCCCTACTAACTCTTTCAAGGTTGTCTTTAAAAGCACCCAACCCGGTGTTACAATTACCACATAACCAAGACCTAAACTCTTCTGTTTCGTGACAGTGATCTAAGACCCAAGACTGTAACATCTTCTGGCCTTTTCTACTTATTTCTTTTATGTCCCTGTTACAGATAGGACAGACATAATCTTTTTCTGGATAAGAATGGATAGACTTTAAATATCTTAAGACTTCATTGTGTTTCTTTCTACAGGCAACACACTTTCTTTTTATCTCACCTGCTGGCATGTGTTGAAAGTTTTTAACTGGCTGTCTAATTCCACAGTCATTACACTCTAAGCCCCCGTCATAATGAGGGCTTAGGTTATTAAACATTTCAAGTTGCATCAGGTAATATCTACCATCTCACACACGTCACCACTACATGCCATAGTCTGCATACCAGAGGTGTTGTCCTCTTGCTCATAGTCACCGAAGGCTTTCCAATCAAGTTTAACTGGTGACACATCACACATATCATAGAACTGTTCTTTAGTACACTCTTGGTACGGTGCCTGTTGATACGTATGCTCATTGAATGGTAGGAAAGATACACCTGACATTTCATCAAAGTG